AAGAGCAAAAGCAAAGCAAGAGCAAAGCAAGAGCAAGAGCATGAAGGCAGGCAGAGATAGAGCCTCTGCCCCAGTCTATAAGGTCAAAGGCAAGAGCAAAGCAAGAGCAAAGCAAGAGCAAAGCAAGAGCAAAGCAAGAGCAAAGGCAAAAGACAAAGGCAGGCAGAGATAGAGCCTCTGCCCCTTGTAATCAGTAAAACCGTTTGCCAAAAAAAACCATATCTGTATTAGTACAGATATGGCTTCGGGTCTAGCTTGCTGGTTATTAGTGCAGGTCTATTCGAGAGATGCCAGAAACAAGATCCCAAGAATCAAAAGAACGAGCCTCTGCAATAGCGACATGCTCGGGCATATCCAGCAAACCAAGCAACCAGTTATGAATAGAACCAGCTTCACCTGCTGACATACTACCATCAAGATTCTGAAATTCATCTTCTATCCATGAACATGCCCTATTGACCTCAAAAGAAATAATCTCTGCTGCTTGAAAAATTGATACGCTCATAATCTATTAACCTCATAGTGGGGGTAGCAGGATGCCACCCCCTGATTACTCTACCTGCCCATGTCGTAGTGTGGAACATCTCGCTCAGAGTCTACCAATACAGCATCCTTACGGAAATCCTCAACCAGCTCATCCAGCTCATCCTCAACCACCGGTTCACCTTCGGTAAGCTGAATTGCTTGTTCAAGAGAGAAGCTACCGCCAAGCATATCCGAGACAATAGTCTGGCAATCCTCAACTTCAGACTGACCACCATCAATATCAGACTGGCAGTCCTTAAGCTCACCAACCGCATCATCCAGCGATGAATAACGAATACTGGTAGCACTAATTTCATCCAGCCTATGATAGGCAGAAGAGAGATCCTGCTGTAACCCTTCGAGTTGCTCACGAGGAACCAGAACAAAAGCTGGATTAAGTTTAAGAGAATCGGCAGACTCCAAACGCTCGACTTCTGCTTTAAGCACCTCAACCGCACTAGCAAGATAGCCAATCCTACGTTCCTGATGTGTGCCAAAATCGGCAACAGACTTATTAAGATCACGTATATTGGTAACCATACAGCTGGCCAGAATACTAGAAGACTCACGAGAAAAGTTAAACGTAGAGCTGATTGTCTTCAGTTTAGCATTTATATCATCATTCATAAGTAACCCTTATAGTTAGATTAAGATCATATATTTCTTGGTACACACTAAGAATAGCAGGGTGTGGCTATAGTGCAAGTGTATCAATGTAATTATGTTGATTAATTATAGGCCACATTTGGACCAAAAAAAATCTTAACTCGTACCTCGCCTTTATGCTGCGCACTTTAGCTACCCAACTCGCTGAAAGACGCTCGCCTCAAGATGCACCTGTGCCTAACACTAAGCAATACTCATGTGGCTACGGAACAAGCACCTCTTGTACCAATTGAGAGGGAGAAGCACAGCAGTCTGTATCCGCACTATGACGTATAGATCTTACAGCCTGCTGCACTCCACCCATCTACACGCTCTACTACCAGGATGAAAGATATACGTATTCGTTCTACCTGTGTGTATTGATAGCAAGGGCAACTCGTCCTGCGTCCTCGCTCTGCGCTAACTACGCGCAGGCTAGTGTAACACCACCACACTGGACCACAGGCGTACACAGCACACACAACCATGACAAGAGAGGAATACCACACACTCAGGCATTATTTTTTGCAGAAGGGGTAGGGGGGCCGGGGTTTGGGTGGAGCCGTTGAGATGAGGCATGTTAAAAAATCATATTCCTATTTTATCCCTTTAACTTGACAAAGGTACAACTATAGTCTATTATCTTTGATACTTAATAAGGAGAGTTATATGACAGTTGAAGAAATAAAGGCTGAGTCCCATTTATGGAAATGGTTCCATACCCTGGACAGCAGTGGGGAAGCTAAGCATCCTTCCCCGATGGCAGTCTCGTATGCTGCCTGCTGCACTAAGAGGACGTACCTGTCCCGACCTGCATTTGATGCAGAGGTGAGGCGACTTGAAGAAGCCGGACTTATCTCTACATGGCAAGATGAAACTATAGGTTTAAAGCGAACACACAAGAAATGGATGTTAGACTTAAACGAGCCAGTCCTGTCCTGGGATAAACGGGAGAAAGTCATCTACAATGGTGTAGAGGTGGAGAAGGCAGTTTATGAGCGATACAAAAAAGCAATTACTGAACCCGTTGGAACCTAAGTTTTCAACTATCGCAACGGTACAGGAAACCAACTTCGCAAGACAGCTCGCAATAGGCGTATCAATGCCGGATGCCTATGTGGAGTCCGGCCTCGGTAAGGATTTCACTCGAAGGCAGTGTTGGTCGAGAGGTGCAAACCTCGCAAAGACGAGGCGGATCGAGGAGCGAGTAGCCCATTTCAAGTCGATGGTGAACCGCAGGATGGATATACGGGAGGACCGTATCCTGGTCGAACTAGCCTCGATTGCGTTCTCTGATCCTCGGGACTTCGTAGATGATGATGGGTTCCCTCTCCCAATACACATGCTTCCTCCACATGCAAGAGCCGCAGTTAATATAATTGATACAGGCATCAAGCCAGGGGGGATGCCTTATTTGCGGTTGCGATTGTCGGACAAGTTAAAGGCACTACAGCAGTTGGTTAAGATCAAGGATATGGAAAAGGCACATCAGGCGCACTCTGCTCCGGTGATTGAGATTGGGATCAAGAAGGATATTAGTTATGATGAGGAAGATTAACGAATGGCTGGAGATAAAGACAGAATTATTAATGATCTGGAGAAGTGGCTTGCAACCCTCAACAATAGCGGAGTGGACTCTCGTTACACTGCTCCTGGTAATATTATTAATCTCATTTTGATAGATGAGATCAGGAAATTGAGGAAGGCTATTGCTACTAGATGATAGTGTTACCCGTAAAGATAATGTAATCAACATCCCTTACGACTTCGTTCCGAGGGATTACCAGATGCCCTGGTTCGAGGCTCTTGTGCCTGAGATATTCCCTAACGGCACTCGTAAGGTCAATGCGAAACGTGCTTGCATTATTGCACATCGCAGGTCCGGCAAGGATAAGGCATCTATCAACATACTGGCTTGTCGGGCGTTAATAGACGACCCAGGTAACTATGCCTACTTCCTGCCTGAGAGCGCACAAGCTCGTAAGGTGATCTGGCGCGGCATTGGTGCTGATGGCAACCGCTTCATTGACCACTTCCCTCCCGAGGTCGTAAGGCAACGGTACTCTGGCGAGATGCTAATTGAGCTAAACAACGGCTCTACCATCCAGCTTGGTGGCTCTGACAACTTCGACTCCTTCATGGGTACGAACTTCAAGGGTATGATCTTTAGCGAATACGCTCTACAGAACCCTGCCGCCTGGTCCTATTTCTCGCCTATCCTGACAGAGAACAAGGGGTGGGCTATGTTCATCACAACCCCTCGAGGGTACAACCATGCCCACTCCATGTACGAGATGGCGAAGAAGCGGATGCTCGAAAATCCGGAACAGACCCATTGGTACGCTGACCATCTGACAATCGCTGATACAAAGAGGCCGGATGGTACGCCTGTCATTGGTGAGAAGGAGGTACAGGAGGAGGTAGATTCTGGTATGCACCCAGGATTGGCAAGGCAGGAGTTTCACTGTAGCTTTGAGGCAGGTTTGCTTGGCTCATACTACTCGGACATTATTCAGTCATTGCGTATTAACGGGAACATAGCCAGTTTCCCGTATGATCCTAAGCTACCTGTTATTACCGCATGGGATTTGGGCATTAGTGATTCGACAGTGATTTGGTTCGTACAGCCCACTCGAGGCGGTATAACTGTATTCGATTATTGGGAAGAGGCGAACATACCTCTAACCGAATGGATACGCAGGGTTGCGGATCGCAAGTTCCATTATGTCGAGCATCTTGGACCACACGACTTGACCAATCGTGAGTACACGACTGGTAAGACCAGAGTGGAGATGGCACTAGAGCTTGACTTTGACTTTACTATCGTTCCGAAGATGGGTCTTGCTGATGGCATAGCTGCTGTCAGGGAATACCTACCCATGTGCAGTTTCAATGAATTATCCTGTCGTGAGGGCATAGAGTCACTGTCAGCGTATGAGCGAGTATTTGATGACAAGCGTAAAGCGTTCAGAGATCAGCCCCTGCATAACTGGGCATCGCATGGTGCAGATGCTTTCAGGTGTTTAATTATGGGATGGCAAGATTATAGTCGCTATACTAGGGGAACGACTACGAAACCAACAGTAAAGAGGGCAGTGCATGGATACTCGATCCACTCTAACCGCAGATGAGGTTGTTGCTCGATATGGGGCATTGTTTGCTGAACGATCAAACATTAATGAAACCTATGAAAGGATAGCCCAATTCGTCATTCCACAAGAGGGCAGATTCTGGGAAACAATGTCAGATCAGGAGTTAGCCATTCAATGGCGACACAGGTACTTATACGATTCTACCGCAGTCACTTCAGCACAAACACTTGCTGCCCATATTCATGGGGCATTAACCTCTCCTGCGATGCGATGGTTCAACTTGCGATTTCAGCAGGACTGGTTAAATGATAACCTGGAGGCTATGACTTGGCTCGAGGAGTGCCAGGACATTATCTGGTTCAACCTCATAGAGTCAAACTTCAATCTGGAGGCCAACGAGTTCTACCTCGATCTGGTTACTTTCGGAACGGCTGTCATGGCCCATGAGTCCACTCCAGATGGCAAGTTCAAGTTCAAGACCTATATGCTACGAGGGTGTTACTTCGAGGAGGACTTCGATGGCAACCCTGCATCTATCTATAGGCAGAAGCAGTTTACCGCGCTACAACTCTGGGAACAGTTCCCAGACACGATACCAGAGGACATAATGAAGCAGGCCAAGTCGGCCACCAACTGCAACACCATGCACAGTGTTATCCATGTCATTCGTAAGCGAGATTTCGCAACGGTTGACTTGGGAAGCGTGTTACCTCCGAAACGCAGGCCAGTCGAGGAACGCTTCGTTCTACAGAAGGGTGCTTTTGAATTGCTCAAGGAACCTTTGACCTATTACGAAATGCCAGCTTATGTCTCCAAATGGGCAAAGCAGGCAGGGTCAAAGTTCGGCTATTCACCTGCGATGAATGTTCTTAGTGACATCCTCACATTGAACCAACTCGTAGAGCTAATACTGCGAGCAGCCGAGAAGGTGATTGATCCTCCGATCCTTGCTCCTGATCGAGGGGTGTTCGGGGATATAGATCTGAAACCTGGGGGCATCACTGTGGTCAGAGATCCCAAGATGCTGATCCCTTTCGAGAGTCGAGCAAGGTTCGATGTATCACAACTGCAACGGGAAACATTACAGAGGCAGGTTAGGGATGCGTTCTTCATTGACCAGCTTCAGATCAAGGAGTCACCGGAATCTACAGCGACAGAGATTAACGCACGAATGAGCCTGATGCAGAGACTTCTGGGTCCGGCATTATCAAGGATAGAGTCTAACTTCCTTGAGCCTCTTATTAACAGGAGTTTCCGCATCCTGCACAGGGCAGAGAAGCTGCCGCCAGCACCTCCTGTTGTAATGGAGAATAATGCGGAGATGGCTATAGAGTACCTGGGTCCCATGTCGAGAGGCATGAAGCAGGAAGAGGTTAATAGTATTGACAGGATGCTGATGACAGTTCAGAATCTTGTGCCGATGGTTCCAGAGATAGCGCAGATCGTGAACTGGGATGAGTGCTTCCGTACAATGGCAGCACGACTAGGAGTCCCAGCAAGGATACTGCGTACTAGGGATGAAGTAAGTCAGATGCGAGAGCAGCAGCAAAAGCAGCAACAGCAGATGCAACAGGCGCAATATGCCGAGCAGATGGCTGGAGCTATGAAAGATGGGGCAGCAGCCAATAAGGATATGGTTGAGGCTGGTGGAATGGGAGGAGACTTGGGAATCTAATGGATAAACTGAAAGAGCTTAAACAGGCATGGACAAGATGCCTTACTGATACACCTGAATCGGAAATAGTAAAGAACGACCTTCGTTACTATGTCAATACAACATCCCATACGCCAGGGGATGCTTACACAACGGCATTTAAAGATGGTCAGCGTATGTTGGCTGTTGCCATACTTCAATTGGTAGAGGAAAAATAAAATGAGTGATTGGAGAGAGAATCTTCCAGAAGAGCTACAGGTAAACCCTACGATAAAATCGACTGAGACAATCGAGTCGATGGCTAAGCAGTTAGTAGATGCACAGGCGTATATGGGGCAGTCTCTGAAGATTCCCGGTGAACAAGCTGGTGATGATGACTGGAAGGCGTTTAACCAGAAGCTGTCGGAAAAGGTTCCAGGCTTAATACCTAGCCCTGATCTTGACAATTCGGAACAGATGGAAATTCTCTATAGTACGCTCGGCAAGCCGGAAAAGTCTGATGACTATAAGGTAGCCCAACGAGATGTGCCGGCAGGGGTGGAGTTAAACAACGCCCCTATCGACCAGTTTCGTGGACTTGCCCATAAGGCCGGATTGAACCAGAAGCAGTTTGATTCCATAGTCGAAGGTATGACAGACGAAGGGGTGCGTGGTGCTGAAGCAGAGGTCCAGGCACACAACGAGTCTCATAGGTCCCTTAACAGCGAATGGGGCCTTGCTGCCGATGACAGGAAGAAAGTGGCAGATAAGACCAAGAGAGAGTTCTTCCCCTCGTATGGCGACATTAATACGCTCCCTGTCGATACGGTTAAGGGGTTGTATAATATGGGTGCAACGCTGGGGGAGGAGGCAACAGGGCTATCTGCTGATATTGGGTCACAGGTAACAGGTAGCCTGTCCCCAGGAGATGCCAGTATGCAGCTTGCAGAGATTGGTGGCAATAAGAAGCATCCCTACTGGAACAATAACGATCCTGCCCATAACCTGTGGACTGGCCAAAACGGTAAATATATTGATTTAATGAAACAGGCTTACCCTGAGAAAAAATAGTGCTATACTTTTGGCATGTCAGGTAGCCGAACGGTCTGCTTATGCTTGAGTGAATCCGAAAGGACAGTTCACGATACATATAACCAAACTGAATTAAAAGGAATATACTAATGGCTGTTACTATTAGTAATGTATATATCCAGACGTTTGAGCAGAACGTGCGTTTCCTTGCTCAACAGATGGAAAGCAAGTTACAGGGTACTGTTATGCTACGTAGCGTGGACTCTGAAAAGCATAATTGGGACCGTATTGGTTCGATGACTGCTGCACTGAAAACAGGCCAATTGCAGGAGACTCCCAACTCTGACGCTGTATGGTCAAGACGAGTGTCTGTTGCAGAGACATGGAACGTGGGTACAGCGTATGAACAGGAAGATCCTATTCAGATGCTTATTGATCCGCAATCGGCTCTTACTCGGGAAGTGGCTTATGCCATGAGGCGACAGATGGATACGATTATCCTGACTGCTGCCACAGGTACTTCTACTGATGGTGAGGGTGTTGCTGTAGCTGCATTGGGTGGAACCCAGGTAATCAACAATCCTGGCCAAAAGATTACCTTTGATATGGTTACGCAGGTTCAGGAAGTGTTTATGAACAACACGATTGACCCTGACATTCCAAAGGTAGCTGTAGTGTCTCCGGCACAGGTCAGAGCATTGATGCAGTTGACCCAGCAGACTTCCAGTGACTATGTTAATAGTGAAGCACTGCAACGGCTTAACGCCACAGGTATTGTACCTAACTGGATGGGATTCACCTGGATAGTATCGACACTGCTTGGCACTCAAATTGGGGCAGCAGCCAATATTACCGATGGCACTATAACACAGTGTCTCTTCTATACGGAGAAGGCTATTGGTATGCAGATGAACAGGGATATTACTGTTCGTGTAGCTGAAGATCCCACCAAGAGCTTTGCGTGGCGCGTCTATGCCTATATGACCAATGGGGCCGTAAGGGTAGAAGATGAGCAGATTGTAGCACTCCAAGTGTTGAACTGATAAAACCGCTTCTGCCCCGAAGGATAGGTTGACCATCCCAACCGTTCCTCAGTCCTTTGTGGGTAGAAGCACCTTGTAGGAGAAAAGTATGGGTACATATACTACAGGTAGTGCTTCAGTCGGAGAATTCCAGACTCAGTTTACGATTACTGATGATACGATTGAAACTGCCACACTAACTGATTTATTACCCGCTGACGGTAATCAGGTGCTGATTGCTATTAGGACTTCGGGAACGGACCCATTGACAACAGCCACTGGTGCTGAAAACTCAATGGATATAGATGTGGTCATAGACCGCATACAAAACGCACTTAGAGAGATAGGATATAAATAATGGGCTGGATTAATGCGAGTCTTCCAAACAGGATGCAGGTAAATGAAATCAGGGCATTGTGGCAAGAAGGATATGATGTTGACCACATAGCCAGAAAAATGGCTATCATACCTGAAGGTATCCAAAGCTGGGTAGATTCATTTGAACGGAACAAGAAGAAAGCAAAAGCAAAGAAGGAATAGCCCATGTCGGAATTAACCTGTCCACAGCAGATTAACCAAGCATTACTAGAAGCTAGTGTATGGCAGGTTGCTGCTATTGACATTTGTAATTTGGCGTTAGCTAAACTTGGACAGGGACCTATTAGCAGCTTTGCCCAGGAAACAGTTGATGCTGAGTTATGCAAACAAAACTATCTTACTGTCAGGGATGCCGTACTCGAGGATCATAACTGGTCATTCGCTACCAAACGAGTAATTCTCGATCAGCCGAAAGCGATTCCTCCAGCATTTCAATTTACTCAGTCGTTTCCAGTCCCTAACGATTTACTAAGGGTTGTCCTTGTTTCACAGAGTGGTGGAACCAATTTTGTTAATCCACAAAATGCCATCTACTCTGTAGAGGGAAATAACATTCTAGCTAATTATGCTCCTATTTTTGTTAAGTATATAGCCAGGGTTGAATCTGTAAGCGCATATAGTCCATGCTTTAAAGAAGCTCTCATCTGTCGTTTGGCAGCAGAACTGTGTATGCCGATAACCAATTCAAGGGAGTACGCTGGTCAGTTGAACGACCAGTACGCTTATAAACTACTGGTAGCTTCCAGAAGTGATGGTATGCAAGGTTCATCTCAAAGGATGCCACCAGGATCATTAATTACATTCCGGTGATAGATGGCAAAAGTATATCCATTCCAGCAAACATTTTCGGGTGGACAAGTCTCGCCATTTATGGCGGCACGATCTGATCTAGCCGCATATAAAGAATCTGTACAAACCCTCCAAAACTTTGTCTGTGATGCCAGGGGTCCTGTTCGTATGCGTACAGGAACCAAGTACCTGAATCAAATTCCATTTGAATCAGATGAACAAAGACTAACTGCTAACCTTATCCCTCTCGATCTTTCCACCTTTACACAGGCGAATGAAGGTAAAGATGCTGTAGCTGTATTCTATGATGGGATGATATCCATTTATGATTCAGATGGTGTGCCTCAGATGGCAGCAGAGATCTACGATTGTGTAGGTGAAGAGAACGAAATACAGTATGCCGTATTGCCGGATGCCAGTAAACTCTTCTTAACCTCTCGTAAAGCTGGATTGAAGCAGATTACTTATGAGCCTGGAGAAGATGAGAACGGAGATCCTACTCCTCCTGCATTTGCCTTTGGCAATATTTCTGGGCTGGAAGGACTCGACACTCCAACAGATTATGAGGCCGATCCTGTAGTACCAGGAGTACCTATGGGTAATCCAGGGGCAATCTGTCTCTATCAGGGCAGGATGTGGCTGGGAGGGTTTTCGAATGTAGCAGCAGACCCTACTGCTGATCCTCCAGTAGTAGAATGTACTGGTCAGTTAATGACCATAGCCGGAAGTGCGACTGGTCATTATAACGTCTACACATTATCTAATCCTACGATTGAGGAATATGTACCTCTAGCTAATGATCCTGTCCGATATGAAATATCGAGTGATGGAACAATCAACTGGCTTGTTGGTCAACGTACCCTGGTCATTGGTACAACCTATGGTGAGTTTACAGCTAATACCCCCGAGGGGGAGGGTGTGTTGGGTGCTGAAGTATTGCCCGATATTATCCAGCAATCAGCTTATGGTTCGACAGCACAGCAACCTGAGAAAATCGCACAAGGAATATTCTATGTCACTAATGATAACGAAAGGCTTAGGGATATACGTTATCAGTGGGTTGCTAATGGCTACCTGTCTGCTGACATTAGCTTCCTGTTCAAGGGTTCGACTAGCTCCAGGGGATTGCCTTTTGCAGGAAAGGCAAATCATTTCATCAAGCAAGCCTATTCACAGAATCCGTTCTCAATACTATGGCTACCAGACCGCAATGGGGGAATGTCCGGTTGTTCATTTGAAATGGTGACAGGAGAGAAGTCTGTATTTGGATGGTCCGTCCATCCTACAGCAGGGGCATGGAAGTCGGTTGCAGTAACACAGTCATCAGGCAGGTCTACAACATGGTGTCTTGTTGACAGGGGTATTAAGGTTGGTGAGAATGACCCATCTGAAAATGGGCCAAGAACATTAACTCTTGAAAGGGGGATGTTACCTGATGAAGAAGTATATATGGATTGCTATACAGAGTGTACAACAACACCTCTTACGGTTGAAGTTGGTCAAGGAATCATTCAAGCAAGATATATTACCGAGAGGAAAATCCCGTTTCTTAAGAATCTTGTCGGAAAGGAAGTCAGAGTTACAATACAGGCTGGTGACGATGAAGCACTTGGAGAAACCCCACCTCTTCCCATTGATCCGATATTTTACCAAAGCAAGTACGAGGCTCCAGCTTCATTGCCTATCCAGACTGTTGAATCTGGTCCGATAGGTGAAGATGGAGTAAACCTTGCTTATATTGATATAAGTCCTACTCCTGGTACTGTTTTGCATGAGAAGCCTTATCCAGACGGCACGATAGTTAGGGTTGGGTTCCCCTATACAGCTAAGCTCGTTACGCTACCGATGGATTGGGACTTCAAGGCAGGATCGGCTATGGCATGGAAGAAGCGATGGAATAAGATCGTCCTTCGAGTGTTTGAATCAGCTATCCCCATTGTTAATGGTCAGCGTTTGCCAACTACTTTCCCCTCCACTCCAATGGGGGTTGGGCAACCGTCATTACAACAGGCAGATCTTGTTTACCGTAACCTGTCCTGGGATGATACGGGGCGAATCACCATCGAACAGGACGAGCCGTTACGCACTACTATTCTTGGAATATTTGGAGCAGCAGACATTGATTCACTTTAAGCGCGAGTATTTAGATAAGGAATTAACCAGCGAGGTGGGCAAAGATGATCTGGAGGCATACTGGAAGGAAACAACAGCTTATCCTGAAATGCCACTAGAGGTCAGGTGGGAGCAGTATTACTGGATGCAGGAGCAAGGGGTATATTATTGTTATACCGCCAGGGACGAAGAGGATCTGATCGGATATGCTGGTTATATTGTATCTTCCACTCTCCATCAAAGTAATGTATTAACGGCAGGGCATGATATTCTTTATATACACCCTGATTGGCGAGGGGGGGGCATTGGCAGGGGTCTTATAGAATCTGCTGAGAAGGACCTGAAAGAAAACAATGTAGCAATTATACAGCACCACATCAGTTCCCGTTTTGATTTCTCGCCCATGATTAAAAAGATGGGTTATAAATGTACAGACATGAT